ACGGGAACTTATGCTCGTTCTGGAACTACAGTAACTGTTACGCAATCAGCACACGGTTTATCTACAGGACAAGTTATTGGTATTGATTTTGGCGTTGGTACGGGTGGATCAGCTACTAATGGAGACTATGTTGTTACGGTTCTTACTTCAGGATCTTTTACTGTAACTGATATTAATTCAGGCAGCATTACTGCTGGAGCAACAATGATTTATTCCACAGGAACATGGATGGCAACATACGATGTAGCTGCTAGTGACTCATATAACAACGCCCCACTTATTCCAGGCGAAGGTGTAAAAGCTATTACTGGTGTATACGCATATATGGTTAACCTAGCCGCAGCAAATATTTACTACGGGTAAAAAATGACCGAACAAGTTCGATTAGAAGCTGGATATAATTTAGCGGGTCGGAGGGTGATGATTGGCCTTCCTTCCTACGATTACAAAGTTTCTTCAAAGCTAGCTATTTCGCTAGCTGAGTTTTGTTTACAAGCAACAAGACACGGGATTGACGTTCAGATCTGCAATATTTCTGGGTGTTCTGTTGTATCTCGTGTTCGTAACTTGATTGCTACGGATTTTCTAAAGTCAGAGTGTACGGACTTAATGTTCATTGATTCAGATATTAACTTTAATGCTGAAGATATTTTCCGTTTAATGGCTTGGAATACAGATCCTGTAAAAGGGATTGTTGCTGGTATTCCAGTCGCCCGTAAAAAAGGTCAAGTTTATTTCTCTACACTAGATACGGACGATGAAAGCATTTTCATGGACAAGATGGGTCTAGTAAGAGCAAAGCGTGTAGCTACAGCTTTTATGATGATTCGCCGTGAAGTATTTGAGAAGTTGGCTGAAGCTCATCCAGAGTGGCTTTACCACGATGAAAAGAAACAGGGCGATGAAACATATTGCTTCTTTGACTTTGAATTAAAAGACGGGCAATATATCGGTGAAGACTATCTGTTCTGTGACCGTGCTAGAGAGATGGGCTTTGAAGTATGGATTGATCCTACTATTAAACTAGGTCATATGGGTGTTCATGAGTTTGAAGGCTCGTTTGGTGAAGAGTTTTTATACCCATTAATCCGCCCAGTAGACTCAAATAAGGATGCTGCATAATGGCTACTAAAAAGAAAAAAGGTCCCTCTCTTGCGATTGGTCGTGGTGAAAAGTTGCCTGTATCTAAGGGCGCTGGGCTTACCGCCAAAGGTCGTGCTAAATATAATGCAGCTACTGGCTCGCATTTAAAAGCTCCACAACCACAAGGCGGCGCTCGCAAGAAATCTTTTTGTGCTCGTATGTCTGGAATGCCCGGCCCAATGAAAGACGAAAACGGCAAGCCAACTCGTAAAGCCGCTTCACTAGCAAGATGGAAATGCTAAAATGAAAGACTCATTTTTAAACATGGACGAAGCAAGCAAACATATTATTGACTTTGCTTCTATCGTTACCGTACTAGGAACTCTTGCAGATATGTTGCCAGCTATTGCCGCTATTTTTACTATAGTCTGGACGGCGATTCGCATTTATGAGACTAAGACTGTTCAAGGTTGGTTGGGAAAAAACAATGCCATCAACAAGTAAAAAACAACATAATTTAATGGCAGCAGTTGCCAAAAACCCAGCTTTTGCTAAGAAGGTTGGGATTAAACCATCAATCGGAGAAGAGTTTATGAAAGCAGATAGGGGTCGTAAGTTTGGTACTGGTGGAGCTATGAAACCAGTAGACGCAAAGAAAAATCCAGGAATAGCTAAGTTACCTACAGCGGTACGCAACAAAATGGGTTATATGAAAAAGGGCGGTATGGCTAGTGATGCTAAAGAAGATACCAAAATGGATAAAGCCCAAGACAAAGCTATGATTAAAAAAGCATTTAAAATGCATGACAAACAAGAACATAAAGGCGGCAAGGGTACTAACTTAGCCGCTCTTAAAAAAGGCGGTATGGCTATGAAAAAGATGGCAATGGGCGGTATGGCTAAAGAAACAATGGGCCCTCGTACAATGGCTAAAGATGTAGAAAAAGGTTCAAACAAGCTAACTAAGTTTGGTGAGTCTGCTGTTCAAAAACGTGGTCATACTAAAGGTCGTAACCTTGGTGATTCTGGTCCTACAGCTTCTATTACTAAAGGCATGAAAAAAGGCGGCAAGGTTAAAATGTGTAGCGGCGGTATGTACGGTAAGAAGAAATAATCATGCCATTTACTGAAACCGCCAAAGAAAAGGAAAAACGCGAAGCCTATTACAAGGCTAATAAAGAGCGTGGACTTCGGGCTGAAAAGCAAAAAGAATACGAAATGTTTGGTACTACTGAGCAAAATATCCCTAAAGTAGACACCATGGGCAATGTAACTGGGATGAAAAAAGGCGGAAAAGTTATGAAAAAAGCAAAACGATATGATGAAGGTGGAGACATTGAGTTTGAAACTCAAACCGGTAAAAATAAAAACATTGATGATGACACTCGCATCAAAGCAAAGGACTATGCTAATAGCAAGCTTGAAGATGAGCCAATGATTGATATGCGCCCAGCTCCAAAAGCTAAGTCTTCTTCTCCAAAAGGTGCTAAAGCATTTACACGCGCAGAGACTGGTGGCGGTGCATCTCTAATGACTCGTAAAGACCGTAGCGATATGCCAAAAGCTAAAACTAAATCTTCTAGCTACACGCCTGACCACACTATGGGCATGGCTATGAAAAAAGGTGGTAAAGTTAAATCCGCTTCTGCTAGAGCTGATGGTTGTGCTATTCGTGGTAAAACAAAAGCTTAATATGCGAGCCAGCCGTGGTATGGGCGATATTGCCCCTTCTAAAATGCCAAGTGGGAAAAAGAAACCCCGCAAGGATAACACCGACTTTACGCAATATAAAGAAGGTGGAAAGGTCAATGCCGCTGGGAACTACACAAAACCAGAGATGCGTAAACGTATTGTTTCTCAAGTTAAAGCAGCTGCAACACAAGGTACTGGTGCAGGTCAATGGTCGGCTCGTAAAGCCCAATTAGTAGCCAAAAAATATAAGGCGGCTGGTGGAGGCTACAAGTGACATGGTCAAAAAAATACAAAGATTCAATAAATTGCAGCAACCCAAAGGGATTCTCTCAGAAAGCACATTGCGCAAGCAAAAAGAAAATGGCTGGGGGTGGTTTAGCAAAATCGCAACAATCTTTGAAATCTTGGGGCGACCAAGAGTGGACAACCAAGTCAGGGAAGAAATCGTCCGAGACGGGGGAACGGTACTTGCCGAAGAAAGCAATACAAGCGTTAAGCCCACAAGAGTACGCAGCAACAACACGAGCAAAACGAGCAGGAAAAGCACAGGGGCAGCAATTCGTGCCGCAGCCGCAAAAGGTAAAAGCAAAAGTAAAACCGTATAGGAAGATTAAATGAAAGACTTCATGCAGGTTCAGATTGATGCGTCTGAGCGGTTATACAACATGATGCTGGAAGACCACAAAGAGCGTGTTAGAGACATGGCAATGTGGGCAGATACAAGCGTTGGTTTAATGAAGAAGTTAGACGAACGAGATGCAGAAATAATTAAGTTACGTGAAGAAATACGAATACTGAAAAATGGGTAAATAATGGCGACTACGTCCGGACAAACCGCGTTTAATCTAGACCTCTCTGAGCTTGTTGAAGAAGCTTTTGAGCGGTGTGGACAGGAGCTGCGTACTGGATACAACTTACGCACTGCCCGTAGATCTATTAACTTGATGACAGTTGAGTGGGCCAATCGTGGTATTAATTTATGGACGATTGAAGAGTGCGCTATTCCTCTAGTAACCAACCAAGGCGTTTACCCCGTACCTGCGGACACCATTGACATTTTAGATTTAGTAACCCGGACAAGCAATGCTAGTACATCGAATCAAACTGATATTAATCTTAGCCGTATTTCTGAGTCCACTTATTCTACTATTCCCAATAAATTAACTAATGGCCGCCCTATTCAAGTATGGTTTAACCGCCAAACTGCGTTAACTAACGGCACAGCGTCTACTACAGTAGCTACAGGCACAACCACTCCTTCAGTATCTGCTACAGATACAACAATTAATCTAGTTAGCACAGCCGGATTAGGGTCTACAGGGTTTGTAAAAATTGATAATGAAACCATTGGATATACTAATATTAGCGGTAATCAGCTATTAAACTGCTGGCGTGGGCAAAACGGCACTACTGCAACAACTCATGCTGTCGGTGCTTCGGTATATATCCAAAACTTGCCTTGTGTAAATGTCTGGCCTACGCCCGATGCTGGTGGTGGTCCTTATACTTTGGTGTACTGGAGAATGCGTAGATTGCAAGATGCTGGGGATGGTGTAACTATTCAAGACATTCCGTTCCGGTTCATTAACTGTTTTGTAGCAGGTCTGGCCTATATGTTGAGTGTTAAGCTCCCTGGGATAGACGCACAAAGAGTTATGGGTTTGAAGCAGGAGTATGAGGAACAGTTTAACTTGGCAGCGCAAGAAGATAGAGAAACAGCCCCTATTAGATGGGTTCCTAGAAACTTGTTCTATTCGAGGTAATTTATGCCGTCAAAGTATAGTTCGGGTAAACACTCGATTGCTAACTGTGATCGCTGTGGGCAACAATTTAAATTAGTAGACCTTAAAAAGCTTACGATTAAGACTAAGCAGGTAAGTATTAAAGTTTGTTCAGAGTGTTGGGAACCAGATCAACCTCAGTTACAATTAGGTATGTACCCGGTCAATGACCCACAAGCAGTACGGGAGCCAAGACCAGATACGAGTTACTATGCTTCAGGACAAACTGGGTTACAGATTATTAATGGAAACAATAACTCCATAGATGAGAATGGGTATCCAGCAGAAGGTAGTAGGGTAATTCAGTGGGGTTGGGCACCAGTAGGCGGGGCTAGTCAATTTGATAGTCTTTTAACACCAAATTATTTGATTGCCCCAGGGCAAGTAGGTACAGTAACAATTACGACAACTTAAGGAGTTGAAAATGACATTTAAAAAAGGCGCTAATGGTATTGAAGCCAAAGGCAAAACAAAAGGTAAAAACTTAGGCGATTCAGGCCCAAGCGTTAAAACTATGAATGGTCCAATTAAAAACGGTGTTGGTAAAACCAATGCTAATATGAAGTCTATGGGTCGTAACTTAGCTAAATGCGCTGCTCAAAGAGGTAGATAATCATGGCTAAGTTTTCTATGAAACAAGGCGGAAAAGAAGTAGGTTCCGCTGATGTATATGCTGCACCCCACACTATGGATGGTAAAACTATGACCACAGCTAAAGATTCAGTTGTTAAGCCAGGCAACAACGTAGATGCAGTTAAGATGTCTGTTGGTAGCCAAATATTTAAAAGCCAAAAAGACGAAGTTAAAACCTCTGGTATGAAACAGCGTGGTCATGGCGCTGCTACTAAAGGCTATACATCTCGTGGGCCAATGGCCTAGTAGGGTAAACCCCAATGAACTATTCGCAACTATACCAAGCGATTCAAGACTACTCGGAGAATACTGAGCAGCTATTCGTATACAACATCCCCCGCTTTGTTCAAGAGGCAGAGGAGCGGGTATACAATTCTGTTCAGATTCCATCGCTTCGTAGAAACGTTACGGGTACTTTAACTGCGAGTAATCCCTACTTATCAGCACCAAACGACTACCTCTCTACTTTTTCGTTAGCGGTAATAAGAACCGATGGTAGCTATGAGTATCTGTTAAACAAAGACGTTAACTTTATTCGTGCTGCGTACCCTACTCCAACCAGCGTAGGCGAGCCTCGTTACTATGCCCTTTTTGGCAACCAGTATTCTGTTCCTAACGAGCTGTCGTTTATTGTTGGACCTACCCCAGACGCTAGCTATAACGTAGAACTGCACTATTACTACTACCCAGTATCTATTGTGCAGGGCATGATTACTTCGTTAAATGCATTAAGTTTAGCAGGTGGTACTAACTACACTAACGGGGTATACCAAAACGTTTCTTTAACAGGCGGTACAGGCAGTGACGCTACGGCAGATATTGTTGTTTCTGGTAATAGGGTTACTTCTGTTAGCCTTAAAAATGGTGGTAGTTTTTACGTTGCTGGAGACGTTTTAAGCGCTTCTGCAGCTGATTTAGGCTCTTTAGGGGCTGGTTCTGGATTCTCTATTCCTGTGTTTGCTATTAATAACGCTACAGGAACCTCATGGTTAGGCGACAATTACGACCCAGTATTGTTCTATGGAGCTATGCGTGAGGCTATGCTATTTATGAAGGGCGAACAAGATTTGATTGGCTACTACGAAACTAAGTACCAAGAAGCCATGCAGCAGCTAAATCGCCTTGGAACTGGTCTGGAACGTGGTGATGCGTACCGAGACGGGCAAGCTAAGATTAAGGTTAACCCATAATGCCAATACAGCAAGGACAATGTACAGGGTTTCAAAAGAATTGTTTAAGTGGTTTGGAGAACTTTGCCTCTGGAACCCCCTATGTATATAAAATAGCGCTTTATACCGCTTTGGCTAACTTAAGTTATGAGACGCTTATTTATACAACTACAAACGAGATTACTGGCACAGGCTACACGGCTGGCGGGAAAGTTTTAACCCCAATAGGCCCTACAACTAGCGGACAAACAGCCTTTATTTCTTTTGCAAACGTGACTTGGAGCCCAGCAAGCTTTACTACTAGGGGTGCATTAATCTATAATAGCACTACTAATGCGGCGGTTGCGGTCTTGGATTTTGGGGCAGATAAAACGGCTACAAATAGTTTTACAATTACTTTCCCGGCGAACAATGCATCAGACGCCATTATTCGATTTACTTAAGGAGTTTTTATGAGCAATGAACAAGCAAAATTCGGAGACAGCGTAGAAGCTACTGTTACCCGTGGCGCTGGTCAAACTGATACTATTGGTTTAGAAGGCGTTTATACCGCTGAGTGCTTTGATGCACAAGGTAATTTAAAGTGGTCTGATACTTTCAAAAACCTGACGACTAACGTTGGTCGTGCAAACTTGATGAACTCATACTTTGCTAACACTGGCGGCGGCGCTATTGTTATGGGCTTAAAAGGTACAGGCACAGCGGCTTACGCAGACACGCAATCAAGTCACGCTACCTGGTTAGAAGTTGGTAATGCTAATGCTCCTACATATTCTGGTACACGTAAGACTCCAGCGTTTAGTGCAGCTACAACAGCTAACCCATCAGTTTTATCAACAAGCTCCGCGGTTACATTTAGCATGACTAGTTCTGGTACTGTTGCTGGTGCGTTCATCAACGTTGGCGGTACATCTGCAATTGATAACACTACAGGCGTTTTATTTAGTGCTGGCGACTTTACTGCTGGTTCAAAGACAGTTGCTTCTGGTGACACAATTAACGTTAGCTACACCTTATCAGCAGCTGGCTAATAGGAGCCTCATATGGCATTAATACTAGCGGATCGCGTCCAACAGAACGGGACGGCAAATACCACAGCTAGCTTTACTTTAACGAGTACGGCTACTGGGTATCAGTCGTTTGCGGTTGTTGGTAACGGGAATACAACTTACTATAGCGCTTTTGATGCCACTGGTAACTGGGAAGTAGGTGTTGGTACATATTCAACTACAGGCCCTACGTTAACCCGCACAACTATCCTATCTTCTAGTAACTCTGGAAGCGCAGTTACGTTTTCCGGTGCTGTAACAGTATTTGTTACGTACCCGTCTGGAAAGTCTATTAATTTAGACACTGCTGGTAATGTTAATGCTCTTGGTACAGTTACTTCCGCTACGTTAACTAATGCTACTGGACTACCACTTACTACTGGTGTTACAGGTACTCTGCCTGTTGCTAATGGCGGTACAGGATTAACAAGCGTTACTACTGGGTATGTTCCTTATGGTAACGGCACTTCAGCTCTTAGCACTTCCGCATCACTAAACTATAACGGGTCTGCTTTATCGTCCACATCGTACGTAGCTACTAAAACTATTAGTACAAGTGCCGCTACTGGCGCATATTTTTATGGTACTTTAGGCTATTCAGATACAAACATATTTGCTTCTTACTCAACGGATGTAAATAGTTATGGTCAGGTAATAGTAGAAAACAAAAACGCTGGTACAGCAGCTTCAGCTGACTTTATCGTAAGTAATAACTTAGGTACGGCTTCATCGTACTACGGCGACTTTGGTATGAACAGTTCCAACTTTACTGGGACTAGCAATTTAAACGAGGCAAACACTGTTTATTTGTATGCAGTTAATACGCACCTTGCAATTGGTACAACGGCATCAAACCCAATTCATATCGTAACTAATAGCAACGCAAATGATGCTATGACGATTGATGCAACAAATGCTATTGCGTTTAACGGCTCTTACGGTACATCTGGGCAAGTATTAACTTCTGCTGGATCTGGCGCTCCTCCTACTTGGTCTTCAGTTTCTGTTACAGGTGCATATACAAGAACTTCATTTACAGCTACAGGTGGTCAAACAACATTTAGTGTTACTTATACAGTAGGCTATGTACAGGTGTATTTAAATGGTGTATTGCTAAACGCTTCAGATTACACAGCGTCTAATGGTACTTCTATTGTATTAGCAACTGCAGCTGGTGCTGGCGATATTGTTGAAACTATTGCATTTTCTGTTAGTAGTGTAGGCACTGCTAGTAATATTTCAGGTGGAGCCGCAAGCCAACTTGTATATCAAACTGGTACTAATACAACAGGATTTATTGCTAACGGAACATCAGGCTATGTGTTAACAAGCAATGGATCATCTGTTCCTTCATGGCAAGCAGCTGCTAGTGGAGCGCAGCCTTTTGTAACTATGTTTAATGGCGGTAATACACCGTTTAATGCCACTAGTAATGGCTTTGGATTAATTTAAGGAGTAATAATGTCAACATCTGCACAATACGCATCAACCCCCAAAATAGGCTCAGCACTTTTAACAACGGCTGATACATCTTTAACTGCTCCGTCTACAGTAGGAACAGTATTTACCGCTGGTTCTAGTGGTTCACGTATTGATTATATTGAGGTTCAAGGTGTAGCTACTACTGTGGCAAGTAACGTTAACTTGTTTATTTATGATGGTACAAACTACATCCTTTATGCTCAGGTTCCTGTAATTGCCATTACTTCTTCAACAACAATACCAGCATTTCAAGCATTAATTTCAAGCAATACACAGCCAAACTTATTACCTATTAACTTACCAACTGGATACTCATTAAGAGCTACAACTTCTGTAACTCAAACAGGTGTTCGTGTAACTGCATCAGGCGGAGACTACTAAGATGAATAAGGGAATGTATGGCATAGCACTGCCACCAAATTATGCTACCCGTGTTGCTCCCCCTAACTGGGCACGTAGTCAAGTTATTACAACAGCGGGCACATTTACATTTACCGTTCCACAAAATGTATACCAACTCTACTTTTTAGCCGCTGGCGGCGGTGGCGGTGGTGGTGGTTTTTACCGACAAGGTAGTGGTTATGAAGCCGGCGGAACAGGGGGTGGCGGCGGTGGAAATGCTGAAGGTATTTTAGATGTTATTCCCGGACAAACCATTACTGGAACTATTGGCGCTGGAGGTTCGGGCGGAACTTCATCGGGTACACTTGTAACCACTCGTGGAACTGCTGGTGGCACAACATCAATTGGAACAACTATTTCCTTAACTGGCGGCGGTTATGGTGTTGGTGCAAATGACAATGGAAATAGTACAAGTAGTGGTGGTGCTGGTGGGGCAGCAACCGTTAGTGCAACTATAAGGGGTTTAATCACTTCTTCTGGAGGAGCGGGTGGATATATTACCGCCGCAAATTATCAAGCATTAACCGGTGGCGCTGGTGGCGGAGGACTTCGTGGTGCTGGTGGTTATATTAGCGGAGATGGAAGTCAGTCTACTATGAAAGGCGGCGCTGGAGGCGGTGGTTTTAATGGCGCTGGTGGTTATTTATATAGTACAGGTTCTTTTCAAGTTAACGGAGGTGGTGGCGGCGCCGGCTTTAACGGTGCTGGTGGATATTTGAGAACTGGGTCAGGTGGCTTTGATATTAGTGCAGGTGGTGGGGGAGGTGGTTATAACGGCAACGGCGGCAACATAAATGTACCAATCAGTAGTCAGGCTTATGGTTGTGGTGGCGGCGGTTCTGAATCGTCTGCTCAAAATAATTTAGGGTATGGGTCAGGTAGTAATTACATTGGATATGCTGGAGGTGGCCCATTTGGCGGTGTTGCCGCTAATCAAGGAAACGGAAGTTACACAAACTCAACGCCACCGGGTTCTGGGGGTTCTGGAACTATAGTTAATGCTGATTCAGATTTTATTTTGTACGCAAATCGTGTTCGCCCTGTGGGCGGCGGCGGTGCTGGGTCTGGGTACTATGGATTGGCTGGTAACGGCGGTTTTGGCGGTGGTGGAGGTGGCACTGCTCAGAGTGGCGTTAGTTACCAACCTGCGGGAAATGGCGGCTGGGGTGGTGGCGGTGGCGGCGGTTCCAGCACACAGGGTAACTCTGGTGGTAGCGGTGGCTGGGGCGGCGGCGGTGGCGGTGGTGGTGGCACAAGTAATTTTTCTGCTACCCCCGGTTCTGGAGGCTTTGGCGGTGGTGGCGGCGGTGGCGGAGGAAGCGTAAACCCTAATACCACCGCGGCTATTGGTGGCGCTGGAGGCGCAGGTGCAGGAGGCGGCGGTGGGGGCGGAGTCACCGGAACTGGTTGCGCTGGAGGCAGTGGCGGAAACGGCTTTGTGGCTTTTGCTTGGACTGAAGGCTACTAATGAACTGCCAAAACTGTAATCACTTTTTAAAACATAACGACGAACAAGGACTTTGCCGTCGTTATCCCCCTACTATTTTGGTCACCCCAGAGGGTGGTTTGAATTCATTTTTTCCGCCAATGCTGAACGATGGTTTTTGCGGAGAACATCAGGAGAAAACAAATGACTAAGCACGCATGGATTGAAAACGGACGCATAAGAGATATTGCTCCGGGAGAACCGTTTTCATGGTATCACTCAGATGTCGCTAAATTTTACGACACACTTGTTCCCGATGACGCTAATAAAGATGACTTTTGGGATGGCGTCAAGGCAACAAAACCACCAGAGCCTGTAATTATTGAAGCAGAGCCAGCACCCCGTCAATGGACTGCTGAAGATGTTCGCAAAGGTTTGACTCTTGCCGAGCGAGTTAAATGGGACAACGACAAAAGCGATGAAATTAAAACAGCTAAAGTTGAATTGGTTGGGCAAAACTTTAAAGCTAAAGTAAAAGAAGTGCTTGATATGCTTGTTGCTGTGGGTGACATTTCTCAAGCGTCTGCTACTTTAATTTTGGCTAAGACTAACGAGACTACAACAATTCCAGCAACGGTGGTGTAATGAATTACCCAAAGGTACAACTTGGTAGCGTTTCAAACCTATACACTCGTCAAATGCACTTTGAAAGAAAAGGCGATGTTGAGCAAGGTCATACACATCAGTTTGACCACTTAACCTTATTAGCTGCTGGAGCGTTGAGCGTAACAGTTGAAGGTAAAACCACAGAGTTTAAAACCCCACACATGATTTTTATCCACAAAGATAAGATGCACGAATTGGTAGCGCTAGAAGATAACACTGTTGCTTACTGCATTCATGCTATGAGAGACGAAACCACTGGCGATATTTTAGACCCATCAATGATTCCATAGGCATATTATGACTATTTCACGTAACCTATCTATTCTTGCCGAAGGCGCAAGTTCATCTGGTGTTCTGGCTGTTACCAACGGAGGTACAGGAGTTACTACTTCTACAGGTTCTGGTGCTGTTGTTTTAGGAACTAGCCCATCATTAACTACACCAACAATAACAAATTCTACAATTACAAACTACACTGAAAGTGTAGTGGCTATTGGAACAGTTACAACTACCAATACGATTGCATTAACTAACGGCACTGTTCAGACTGCTACATTGACAGCTTCTACCGCTTGTACATTTACAATGCCTACAGCAACCGCTGGTAAATCATTTATCTTGCTATTAAAGCAAGCGGCTTCTACAGGTAACGGTACAGCTACATTTACAGGTGTTAAATGGGGTACTTCTGGTGCGCCAACTATTACAGCTACTGCTGGCAAAATGGATATTCTGACATTTGTTGCTGATGGTACAAATTGGTATGGTTCTATTTCACAAGGTTACACACCATAATGTTTGCCGCAATTAATGCTTTCCAAACGGCTGGACTTGCAGCTACTTATATAGATGCTACAACTTCAGGTGCAACTGTAACTACAAGCGGTAATTATAAAATTGCTAGTTTCCTTGGCACAGGCTCATTTACGGTTAACTCTGTTGGTTCTGGAAGTGTTGAATCTAGCACTATTGAATATCTTGTAGTAGCTGGTGGAGGTCCTGGAGGTCCAGGCAGAGGAGGCGGTGGCGGTGCTGGAGGTCTTTTAGCTGCAACAGGTCAAACAGTTACTGCAACTAGTTATACTGTTACCGTTGGCGCTGGCGGTCTTGGAAATAGTTCTCCGGCTAATGGGTCAGATTCTTCAATAGGTAGTTTAATAATTTCTACTGGAGGCGGTAAGGGCGGTTACGATAACGTAGATGGCGGAACTGGTGGTAGTGGAGGTGGCGGAGGTCAATCTTCTAGTAACCCTGGCTCAGGAACATCGGGACAAGGAAATTCTGGCGGCAATGGTGGAAGATTGTCAGTTAACCCAGGTTTAAAAACTGCTTATTTTAATAGATATGGTGGTGGTGGTGGTGGAGCTTCTCAATCTGGTGGAAGTGGTAGCGCAACTACATTAACCTCAACTGGTGGAAATGGTGGTGATGGCAGTCCTAATTCAATTACTGGCACATCCGTTACATATGCTGGAGGCGGTGGGGGATTTGCTAGTACTAGTGCAGGTGGTGGCATTGTAATAACACAAGGAACTGGCGGTACTGGAGGTGGAGGTTCTGCTGATACTCCTGGTATTAGTGGAACTGCAAATACTGGTGGAGGTGGCGGTGGTGACAATGGCGGTGGTCGTGGTGGTAACGGTGGTTCAGGTATTGTAGTTATTAAATGGAGATTCCAATAATGGCTCATTTTGCAGAATTGGACTCAAATAATACTGTTTTAAGAGTCCTTGTTGTTGATAACTTTATGCTTAAAGATGAGCAAGGAAACGAACAAGAACAACTTGGTATTGACTTTTTAAAATCTTTATTTGGCGCAGATACTAATTGGAAACAAACAAGCTATAACGGCAATACAAGAAAAAATTATGCTGGCATAGGATATACATACGATACAAGTCGTGATGCGTTTATTAACCCTAAACCGATTGTGCCGCAAGAGGATGAACAATATGTCACATTTGATGAGTTTGCTTGCCTTTGGGTTTACAATCCACCACAGCCAACTATTGAGGTAACTCGTGTCTAATCCACAAACAGACCTTAAAATTGTAGATAATGTATTTGTAAAACTGCATCATTTTGTTCGTGTTGGTGACACTGATCACGGCCATGCCCATACTTTTGACCATATTACTTTGTTATCTTCTGGCGCAGTTAAAATGGTGCATGACAATGGCGAAGCTGAATACAAAGCGCCTCATTTAATTGTTACCCCAAAAGGTATTAAACATCAATTTACCGCTTTAGAACCCAATACAGTATTTTGTTGTATCCATGCTATTCGTGATGGAGATGGTGTTGATGATGTTGCTTCTCCTGACATTACTCCAGAACAAGCGTTTGATTTAATGACCAAATATTCATTAACAGAATAATATGTTTGGAATAACTGCGTTTGCTCAAGCCCCATTTGCCGCATTAGGTGGGACTAGCTACGCGGTTGATTTATCCGATTCGTTTACTTCTACAGATGTATATGCTGGCCCCGCCGTATTTCAAGGGCTTAACTTTGAATCTTTTTCCTTGTCTGATGCCGATTCTGGGGCTACTTTTAATTTCCGTCCAACAGTAACTGAAAACTTTAGTCTTGATACCGTTGAGGGCAATATCAGTGTGTATCCAGTAAGTTTGGCAGAATCGCTAAGTCTTGTTGACACCCCTAATATTTCGTATTTATATTCTGTAAGCCTAGCCGAGGCTTTAACTGCGACTGATAGCGCAACTGGCGGAATAGTATTTGTTGGTTCGTTAGCAGAAACAATGACAGTATCTGAAGCTTTAACAGGCGGATTCTTCTACGGCGTGACTAGAGCAGAAACTGCTACAATAACAGATGCCACTACAGCGCAATTATCATATAGCCCAATTGTTGCAG